AAACCAACGCCAAGGCCACCGAGAATCTGGTCAACGCCCAAGTCGCTGAGATGAGCGCTATATACAAGCATGACGAAAGCCTCGGTGACGGTACTAGCCAGTGGATGAAAAACCTGCGGGCCGGTGTGCGTAGCTTTATTACCTTGGGCTTCTTCCTCCTATTGGTGTTCGTGGATGTTGGCCTGTTTATCTACGGTTATAACCATGGCGTGGCATTCCCTGATCTTGCTGAGAAACTGTGGAACAGCAACACCCAAGCCCTGTTTGCCAGCATCATCGCGTTCCATTTTGGTGGCAGAGCTTTTGGAAAATGATCTGGACTCTTGTGTTGGTCACAGGTATTAACATGAACTCAGTCATAGTCGTCGGCTACTTTGAGGCGGAATCTGCTTGCCAAAAAGCAGCAAAGGAGTGGCGCGAGTTAGGCTACAAGGTAGGCTGCGTTCAAAGCGTGGTGAAGAAATGAACAGCTATTCCGTTTACCATATTCACACCGAACCCAGTCTTAACACTGGGTATATTGGCATTACCAAAGATACAACATTAAGATTTTCTCAACATTTGTGGAAACGTAAAAAATCAAATGCTCATTTATGCAACGCATTTGCAAAATATGGAGATGCAATTAAATTTTCTGTAATAGTAGATAACTTGGATTATGAAGCGGCTTCTTTATTGGAAGAAATGTTACGTCCTAATCCAAATATGGGTTGGAATATTGCTACTGGAGGAAATATCCCACCAAGTCCCAAAGGTAAAATTCGTTCTGAAGAATATAGAAAGAACATTTCCAAAGCTAAGTTAGGATTGCAAAATCCCATGTTTGGTAAAAAGTTAATTTTTTCTGAAGTGCACCGTAAAAATTTATCATTAGCTTTAACTGGAAAAAAAAGTTCACTTAAAGGAAAAAATAGACCTCAACTAACTTGCCCCCACTGCAATAAAACTGGTGGTGCTGGCGGAATGTACGTTCACCATTTTAATAGGTGTAAAAATGCGGGTATCTGAGCGAGCTATAAAAGTAGTGATGCATCATGAAGGCGTCCGCCAGCGCCCGTACCGTTGCCCGGCACGGCTTCACACTATCGGCGTAGGTCACGTACTGTACCCCGAGCAAGGGCGTTTAAAACTGGAAGAGCGGGGTGGGTTCCCCCTGCGCCCGGAGGATAACCGGCAGTTCAGCATGGAGGAAGTCAATGGAATACTTAGCGCAGACCTTGAACGCTTTGAGCGCGGAGTGGAACGATTCTGCCCTGTCCCTCTTACACAAGGTATGTTTGATGGGCTTGTTAGCTTCTCTTTCAATGTGGGCCTTGGAACACTCCAGCGTTCAACGCTTCGCCAAAAACTGCTTCGCGGGGATAAGGCGGGCGCTGCTGAAGAATTCTTGAAGTATTGCATGGGCGGGGGTAAAATCCTTAAAGGGTTGCAAAACCGCCGCATTGATGAACGCGCCCTATTTCTAGGATGACCGATGCCCTTACAGAAACTGACGCTTAAGCCCGGTGTAAACAGGGAAAACACTCGGTACACCAATGAAGGTGGGTACTACGAGTCCGACAAGGTACGGTTTCGCCAAGGCACGCCCGAGAAGATAGGCGGTTGGGCGCGTATTTCAGGTAATGTATTTCTTGGTGTCTGCCGTTCCCTGTGGAACTGGGTAACGCTTAGCTCCCAAAACCTGCTGGGAGTCGGTACAAATCTGAAGTTCTACATTGAGAACGGCGGGGCGTACTACGACATTACCCCTATCCGGGGCGAGTACACACTAACCAATCCGTTTGCAACAAACGGCACTACCACCGTTACTGTCACCCATGCTCCCCACGGCGCAATTTCCGGGGATTACGTTACTTTCTATGGCGGCACTGCGGTGGGTGGACAGCTTATTACTGGTGAATACCAACTTACAAGAATTGACGCTAATTCTTACACCATCACAATTGCTTCCGCAGCCACTGCGGCTACTGGTGGTGGAACAGTCTATGCTGTCTACCAAGTTAATACTGGCCCGTCTTATTCAACACCTTTAAGTGGCTGGGGCGCAAGTACTTGGGGTTCTGGTACATGGGGTATTGGCGTTTCTGCTACTGACGCACTGCGTATCTGGAACCAAGTTAATTGGGGGCAGAATCTAGTTTATGGCCCTCGCGGGGGGCCGTTGTATTACTGGGATGCCTCTATTGGATACCGGCAACCTGCCGTCACTTTGACTAACGCATCCCCTTGCGTGGCTACGGTAAACGGTATCACGCTGGCAAATGGAACCCCTCTTACTTTGGTTACTACTGGAGATTTGCCGACTGGCTTGCTGCCGGGGGTGACGTACTACGTTATTAATTTCAGTGGAACCACGTTTAACTTAGCCACATCCACAACTTCAAGCGCAGCGTTATCAGGCGTAACTATCACGGGTATAGCAGGGCAATTTAGCTGTACCGCTTCAAGCGTTGGTTTGGCTGTTGGTCAATCATTGGTAATTAGTGGGGCTTATGGAGGCACAGGTTCTATTACTGGATACGTTAACCCCACCACCTATTACATCATTGCTACTAACGGCTCTACGACATTTACCTTATCTACTACTGCCGGAGGGTCTGGAGTTACAACCACAGCAGGTACGCCAACCGGCCTTACCTACAGCTTATCAACAACCATCAACACATCCTCTGCGGGGTCAGGCACACAAAGCATTTCTGTGCGGGGTATGTTGTTGTCCTCATTGTCAGGGGCAGATGGATATACACCCCTGTTCCAAAACGCTTTTACCATATCGGATGCCAGCCGGTTTGTGCTTGTATTTGGTACGAATGACTATGGCAGCACAACGCTTGACCCCATGCTTATTCGCTGGTCAGATCAGGAGTCCCTGACCACATGGTTCCCAGCTATCACCAATCAGGCTGGTAGCGCCCGCCTGTCCCACGGCTCCAAGATCGTTACTACCCTGCAAAGCCGCCAAGAGATTGTGGTGTGGACTGACCAAGCCCTGTACTCTCTCCAGTACCTCGGCCCGCCTTATGTCTGGGGCACGCAGCTTCTTGCGGACAATGTATCTATCGCTGGCCCCAACGCAGCGGCTATGGCCTCTGGTATTACCTACTGGATGGGCGTGGACAAGTTCTACAAATACGATGGTCGCGTCCAAACCCTGCGCTGTGATTTGCTCCGCTATGTATACAACGACATTAGCGCCTCGCAGTATGACCAAGTATTTGCCAGCACCAACGAGGGGTTTAATGAGGTTTGGTTCTTCTACTGCTCCAAAACCAGCACTACTATCGACAAATACGTCATCTACAACTACACAGAAGATTTGTGGTCATACGGCACAATGGCCCGTACAGCATGGCTGGACAGCGGCTTGCGTAACTACCCACTTGCAGCTACCTACAGCTACAACATTGTTAACCATGAATATGGTGTGGATAACAACGAGACCGCGACTGCTTTAGCAATTGAAGCTACCATAACATCTTCCCAGTTTGATATTGGGGATGGGCATAACATGGCCTTTGCTTGGAGAATGCTCCCTGATTTGACATTTGGCGGGTCTACCGAAGGCACAACACCAGCCGTTACCATGTATCTACAGGGTCTAAACAACTCAGGCTCCGGGATTACCCAGACCGGCAACGCTGCTGTTACTTACAACGGCACTGCCCCCTCAGTTATTAATGTCGATGAGTTCACAGGGCAGGTGTACATACGGATTCGTGGTCGCCAGATGCAGATGAAAATCACATCCAACACCATTGGTACGCAGTGGCAGCTAGGCGCTCCTCGTATTGACATCAGGCCGGACGGGCGCAGGTAATGGCACAGAAAAACGTAACCGCCCCACGCTTACCTGCCGCAACGCAGGAATACGATCCTGCTCTTATGAATCAGCTAACAAACGTATTGCGCATTTACTTTAATCAGTTGGACAACGCAGGGCCAATGGCGGGTAGTACACAGCGTAACGGCACAGATATTGTGGCGGGACTTAGCTTTTTCCCTACAGGAACTTCAACAACCCCCAGTTTGCCAACCCAAGCAGATTTAGCCAATTTGCGGGTGGGGGATATATACTACGACACATCGGCTAGTAACGTTTTGAAAGTAAAAACATGAGCCTACACGCACTTGC